GAACAGTATCGGCGACAACACTGAAGGCACAAACAATGTACTTCCGTCTGGAAGCAAATACAATTTCCGCTGGGAAGTTAATAGCTCCAACACAACTAAAGGTACATTCAACCTTATTATTCGCCGCGGCGATGATACAAGCAAGCGCAAAATTATCCTTGAATCTTGGAATGGCTTGACCATGGACCCTAATGACGCGAACTTCATCGGTAAGCGTATTGGTACCCAAGAGTTCACAGTTGCTGGTGACGCATCCAATGGTTATTACCTACAGCCTACTGGAAGCTATCCTAATAAGTCGAAGTACGTATACATAGAGGAATCAACTATTGCAACCATTCCTAATTACTTAGATACTAATGGCACTATCACTAGCACTGCTGTAGCCCTCACTGGTTCTCGATTCCCAGGTAATTCATCTGGTTCATTCGTAGGCGGAGCGGACGATTATGAGCATCCGATGAAGTTCTATAATGACATCACGGCCACAAATACTCAAGGTCTAAACCCGGGTTCCGCAGCAGATGGTAAAAATGCGTATGAACAAGCTTTCAGCCTGCTTTCGAATCCTGATGAATACGACATCAACCTTCTAAGTGCACCTGGCTTGATTCATTCGCTTACTGGCCACACGAACCTTATCAATAACTACATGATCGAAAAATGCGAAGATCGCGGCGATGCCATGTGCGTTATTGACCCTGTACCTTATGCATCAGGTATCTCAGATGCAACTACTCAAGCTGAAGCAGTTGATTCTAGCTACGCTGCAATGTACTGGCCATGGGTTCAAGTTCCAAACCAGATCATCGGCAACTATGTCTGGGTACCTCAATCAACCTTGATTCCAGGTGTATACGCATTCAACGACAAAGTCGCTCACGAATGGTACGCACCTGCTGGACTTAATAGAGGTGGACTTGAAACTGTTGTTCAAGCTGAAAGAAAATTGACTCTGGCTAACAGAGATACTCTATACGAATCTAACGTCAACCCTGCTGCTACTTTCCCAGGTGAAGGTGTAGTTGTCTTCGGACAAAAGACCCTTCAGAAGAAGGCTAGCGCTCTAGATCGCGTTAACGTTCGTAGACTTCTTATCGATCTGAAGAAGTTTGTTGCAAGTACTGCTAAGTACCTGGTATTCGAAAACAATACTGCTGCTACTCGTAATCGCTTCCTTGCACAAGTCGAGCCTTACATGCAGTCTGTACAAGAAAACCAAGGTCTATACGCTTTCCGAGTTGTAATGGACGACACGAACAATACACCTGATGTCATTGACAGAAATCAGATGGTCGGTTCAATCTTCATTCAACCTGCTAAAGCTGCGGAATTCATTGTTATTGACTTCAACATCTTGCCAACTGGCGCTACTTTTGACGACTAAGATACTTATATTTGAGGAGAATAAACAATGGCCGAACTAATCGAACCACATGAACTGATGTTCAACAAATTTGAACCTAAAGTAGCTAATAGGTTCATCATGTACATCGACGGTATCCCAGCATACCTTATTCGCAAGGCTTCACGCCCTGCAATTAACAACAACGAAGTTGTCATCAAGCACATCAACGTTGAACGCTACATCAAAGGTCGCTCAGCATGGGATCCCATGGCTGGAGTCGAGCTCTATGACCCTATTGTTCCTTCTGCGGCACAAGCCGTTATGGAATGGGTCAGACTTCATCACGAATCAGTAACTGGTCGCGATGGCTACGCTGATTTCTACAAGAAGGACATTACCTTCAATGTACTTGACCCAGTTGGTGCTAAAGTCGAAGAGTGGAAGTTGTTCGGTGCATTTGTAACTATGGCTAACTTCGGAGACATCAGCTACGAAGAAGACGGTACACCGCTTCTCTGCACAATTGATATCAGATACGACTACGCTGTTCTTAACTTCTAAGTGAGGATATTCTATGGCAACTGTTAAGCATAAGTCACAAAAACTAAATTTCACCGGCTTCGGTGATTACAATAAAGTGACCGTCGTCCAAAACACTAGCGTATGGTTTACAAGTTCTGTCACCTATGATGACACTCAACCGTATCCATATGCACCGACCGGTAGCAATAACACAGGCGCAGCAGCGTTCATTGTTTCTGGTTCTTCATTGGTCGGCGGAGTTACTGCAAGCGGAGGCGGCATCTTGAATGTCGATCAGCTAGAACCCGGTAAAGTATATCCTATCGGTATTCAAAGAGCTTCATCAGGCAACACCACTACTCACATCATAGTTCTAAAACGCTAATCTCACTCAATATACATCTGAATTAGCCTAGCTTTTTGCTAGGCTTTTTCATGCTTGCACATATTTATCTATATACGTTACAAAGGAGAACAGTTATGCCAAAGGTAAATGAAGACTATCCGGGAAGAATTTCCGACGACCAACTCAAAGAACAACTTATCAGTGAAGCACATATGGAAGGTGTTGACATGTCTAGCAAGTCAGACTTTCCAACTGAATGGATCGAGCTGCCATCTCAAGGTCTGCTATATCCAGAAGAGAACCCGCTCAGCACAGGTAAAATAGAGCTGAAGTACATGACAGCTAAAGAAGAGGACATCTTGACTAGCCAGAACCTGATTAAGAAGGGTTTGGTGATTGATGCGCTTCTCAGAAGTCTAATTGTATCGCCTATCAACTATAACGACCTTCTGGTCGGCGACAAAAACGCCATCATGGTCGCAGCTCGTATCTTAGGTTACGGTGCAGACTATCCAATTGAGGTTCAATGCCCATCCTGTGGTACTAAGAACAGGCTTGATATTAACTTGACAGAACTAGCGACCAAGGAAATCGATACAAGCAAGTATACTAAAGGCGAGAACCTGTTTACGACTGTCTTGCCTGCTTCAAAGCGCACTCTGGAGTGGAAGCTTCTTACTCATGCTGATGAAGCCAAAGTAGCTGAAGCGGCTAAAGCCATTCAGAAAAAGAAGCTGAGCAAAACAATCGATCCAACCATGTCTACTCGATTCAAGCAGATGATTCAGTCTGTTGATGGAGATACTACTACCAAGGTTATCAACGACTTTGTCGACAAGGAATTCCTGTCACGTGACACAATGGCCCTTCGTAAAGAGATAGATGAGATTAGCCCTGACATTGACATGAGCTTCTACTTTGAATGCGACGAGTGTGGCCACGAGGTGCCGAAACAATCGGTACCGATGACCGTCCAGTTTTTTTGGCCTAGGGTCTGACTACGGCCCGGCACTGCACACGCAGATATTTGAACTCTGCTATCACGGCCAAGGTGGGTTTCAATTCAAGGACGTGTACAACATGCCTATCCACCTGCGCACATTCTACTACAGGTCTCTAGCTGAACAGAAAAAGAAAGAGGACGAGGCCGTCAAGAAAGCACAAAGCAAAGCTAGACGGCGATAAGTGTCCTGTCTCCTGATATTTATATGTGAGGAGAAATGCACATGTCCAAAGAAAAAGATTCAGTACTCGAAGGCTTGATTACCCGCATGATCGACCGTATCGGTCGTAAAGTTGCGGCTAAAGACCCTAAGATTGCTCGCCTTAAGAAAAAGCTAGATGTCATTGAAAAAGAACTCGACGACATCATTGACAAAGACTACGGTGGAAAGCCGCCCGCATGGATGGACGCCGCTCGTAAAGTAGGCTGATAGTATATGGCTGAAGACGAAAACAAGTTTAAGACATCAAAGGCGATAACTGAGCAGTATCAAGCTCAGCTTGACCTCGCCAGGGGTCTATCTAAAGAACTTGCTATCGCACACGGAGAGCTCGGCAAAACTCAGCAGATCTATAAGAACATGGTCGCTGAAATGCAGAACCTTGAAACCAAGCAAGAAGTCATCAATCATCTTGAAGCCAAAAGACATGACTTGATAAAAGAAGCGGTTCAGTCTGGAGAAGAGGTTAACCAAACGCTGATTGACCAATTAGATAACCAGATTAAAGTCCTGACCAAAATGCAGGAGCAAGAGGACACGCTTAAGTCGATTAAAGAACAACAGGACGAATGGTCTAGCTCCATGGACTCGTATAAGGACAAGTGGGCTAATATCAAGAACACGGTCATCGCAGCAGTAACAGATCCGCTGGCAGCGGGTATCGCTCTGGCCGGGTTCCTGATATCCAAGGCTGTCGAATATGGTAAAGAAATCAAAGACACTTCTCTGGCCATGGGTGCAACGGTCTCTCAAGGCGCCCATCTAGGTAAAGTTACTGCACAAGCAGGTATTACAGCTGATCTGCTCGGCGGCTCATATAAAGACGCACTTGACGTTGCAGATGCACTTTCTACCGAACTCGGAGGTGTGGATGCTGTTACCACTGATGCTGTAAACAACGCAACTATCTTATCGCTCCGCTACGGCTTAGGAGCCGAAAATGCAGCTAAATTGGAGCGAGTCTTCCAGGATGTTACCGACGGCACCGCAGCCGGTGCTGAAAATATGAGAGGCTTCGTTGCAGATTTGGCTTCAGCGAATGGCGTCGCTCCTGGTGCGGTAATGAAAGACATTGCGGAGAACTCTGAAGCATTCGCCCGCTACGGCGCTGAATCGGCTGAGGATTTTGTAAAAGCAAGTATCGCAACTAAGAAACTAGGAATTGAGATGTCTAGCTTGGTCAGTGCTGCTGACGGTCTATTGAACATTGAGGACTCTATCAGCAAGCAAATGGAGGCCGAAGTACTTATTGGTCGCCAGCTTAATCTAGACAAAGCTCGCCAAGCTGCTTTACAAGGTGACTATCTGACGCTGACCAAAGAACTTGTCAATCAAGTTGGAAGCATTGAGGAATTCAACTCTATGAATGCTATCCAACAGCAAGCTCTTGCCGATTCTTTAGGCATGTCAGTCGGTGAAACTCGCAAGATGGTTGAAAACCAAGACAAGATAGCAGGTCTTTCAGAAGAAGCACTACAGCACTATAAAGAAACAGGTGAAATCCAAGAGGAGAGCAACGATCTTTTAAGTGCAGAAAACCTAGCGCTTGCATCAACTATCGTCTCAGGCGCCGCTGCAATTGCACAACTAGCTACACAGCTTGGCTTGAGAACCAGCATCTTTGGCATGGCTAAAGCGACATCTGAAGTCGATTCCGATTCAAGCGGTGGTGGTGGTCAAGCCGGTGGACTGATGGAAAAGTTTAGTAAAATCAAGATGTCTGACGTACTTAAAGGTGCAGCAGCTATGCTTATTGTAGCTGCAGCTGTATTTGTATTTGCCAAGGCAGTACAGGAATTCATGAACGTAAGCTGGGAAGCTGTAGGCATGGCTGTTGTATCTATGCTTGCTCTTGTTGGTGCTGTTGCTCTGCTAGGTATGATTATGATGTCAGGAGTCGGTGCTATTGCTATCATAGCAGGTGCCGCCGCAATGCTTATTGTAGCCGCGGCGATGCTTGTACTAGCAGTTGCTCTTAGCATCATCTCTGAAGCTATTCCTAATTTCATGTTGTTCATCCCTATGCTGCCTGAAATGGCATTCGGGTTCCTGACACTTGCACCACTGTTGCCTATACTACCCTTCCTCGGCTTCGGCTTAATTGCATTTGGCTCCGGCATGGGAATTTCAGCAATAGGCGTCGGATTCTTCGGTGCCGTTGGAGGTCCTGCAATCATCTCTGAACTAGCACAGAGCATGTCTATGCTTGTCCCGCTGACATCTGGCATTGCTATGCTCGGCCCGGCATTTATGTCCATGGCCGCAGGTATTGCCACTTTAGCCGCCAGTCTTTTTATACTTACACCGATGTTGCCTACGCTACTTCTACTTGGTGGTGTTGCTGGAGGTATTTCAGCTATGTTCAGCGCCGGAGAAGATGAAGGCGGTGACGATTCTAGCTCTAAGATTATAGCCAAGCTCGACGAGCTCATCGCGGCTGTCAGCGTGCCAGGCGTTGTTAAAATGGATGGAAAGAAAGTTGGAGAAGTCTTGAACATGGCTTCTGCACCACTAGGAATGTAATATGCCGATATTTGGAGACTTAGCAGACGACGATTTCGCAGTAAAGCTTAGCGATTACTATGCTGAACGCATTGGACCTAGGGCTTTTTCCAGTATCAAAGACGAAGCTTCTCGTTCCAATCCGCAACAGGAACTATTTCTCGGTGGGCCACTGATTCAAAGAGGTATGCAAGCAGGTCGCAGAAACAGATCTATGTCTGGCATTCAATTGAAGACCGAACTTGCGGCTGGCGACGTAGCTAGAATCGGCCAGCGACTAGCTTCACCTACAGGTCTCTTGCACTAAGCGACTCGCCTTGGCCAGACCAAAATGCAACCGATGGTCAATGAAAGCATAGCTTTGCGAGCTCTGAACGGTTTTAACCCTTTGACTATTCCTCTGCAAGGCGGTCTAGGAGTCCTCGGTGTTCATACACACCCGAACTTCCCAAAACCGGAACCTAGTTATTTAACCGAAATGCAGCAGAATATAACACCGAACAGGCTAGTCAGACTTGCGACGGAAATGAATTTACCGCTTTTACAGGTCACGCCTGGCGATTCCGATGTTACTTTGCCTACGCCTCTGACACCGTTATTCACATACCCCGGCGGACCTAATTCAATTTTCGGTATTGGCGCAACAGTTCTCCGGCGCTCGCAGGCTGGCGTTGGATTCGATTTTGGTCGAGTTTACTATACAACTAACTCACCGTATATTAAAGTTGGGGATCAGAACCTGGGTCGGTATATTGATGACCAGGACCAGGTAGAAGTCAAACCTGAATCAGTTCCGGCGATGACTAACGAGGACCTTAGTAATCCGCTTGCAAAATACAAAACGCTTGCATACGGCGATCTTAAAAAGTTCGAAAATCGAATAACTGTCCAAGACTTCCGAGACAAAACTGAAATCCCGGAAAAAAACATGACGACTGGACACCATCGTCCAAATCGAACTTCATACACTGATAAGAGCCTTCATAAGCGACTCGGCCTTCCGCGATACGGTCATGGTCGCAACGCTAAAAATGGCGGCGACGCAATAACCCACTCTCGCAGCAGGCACAATGACCTTGTCAGAGTAAGAATAACAGCTGCAGGCGTCATCTTCCCATTCAGAGCCTATATCAATGGTGCCATCACTGATTCAACGTCTTTTAATTGGAACGAAGTCTCTTATATCGGCAATACAGCTAGCAGCTACTATTATGCTAATGCTTCTAGAACTTGGAACCTAGACCTAATGGTCCCGTGCTTTACTGCTGCTGAACAGCGCAACAATGTTAGAAAAATGGATGACCTCTTACAACATCTTTCACCGTCTATTGAAGACAATCGAGGTGTCGGCTCTATTTGCGCTATTCAGCTCGGCGGCTACTGGGAAAACCGCCCGACAATCATTGACAAATGTGATATCACAATCCCAGACGATAGCCCTTGGGACATCGACCATGCCAAAGACGGTGATTGGTCAGACGGTAGTACCGCTGGCCGAGAGCTACCGATGTACTATACTCTAGCACTCAGCGGCAAGTTCTTGTCGACCTTTACTCGTGGTTCCAGATACATAGATGCTGTCGATCACTTTAGCCCTGAAATGCACAAACGCGACCAAGCTGCAGCTAGAGAAGAGGAGCGCAGATCAAATGAAGAAGCCGAAAAGCTTGATGCTGAAGAAACAGGTGGCACACCAACCGGAGGAGGTTCGTAATGGCAAGTAGATACGATGGCTTTGAAAAGCCCGGCTCAGGTCCTAGAACATACAGGACGAGTATACACCCTAAAGTAATCCGCCGTGAGCGAGACATTTACATCATTTCAAGAGAGGGCGACCGCCTTGACATCCTAGCAGGTCAGTACTACAGTGATCCGGCCTATTGGTGGATTATAGCTACTGCCAACAACCTTGGCAAAGGCACTCTCGTCGTCCCGCCCGGCAAACAGATCAGAATTCCTCACAACCCCGAACAAGTCATATCAGATCTTCAATCGATCAACGCAACAAGAGGTTAACATATGAGCAGTTTAGTAAGATCGTTAGGCCCCGTTGGAGATTGGCTTAAATCTCGTGGTGAATCCAGTCCTACTAGCGAATGGCGCAATGCCAAGCGAGTGTGGGTTGAATTCACTGGTACCGATCTCACTGTAATCGACAGTCGCGGTACCCAAGACGGCGCCTTTCCAGCACCAGGTGTCACTAGTGTAGAAGTCGCCTTTAAAGGCTCTCTCGGGTCGCTGAGAGAAGTGACAGTCAACTATCAATGCTGGACCAAAGCTCAGCTCGAGCAAATGTCTACTGCATTTATGCAACTTGGCCGCACGGTTGCTGTTACATTTGGCTGGTCTATCAATGACCTTGGAGAAAGAGTATCAACTGGTCGGCTTAACACAATAGGCTCGGCCCTGAATGATTACGAAAAGAATGTCCGAGAAGTTGCAGCTGCGAATCGAGGTTGTGTGGCATCCTACAAGGGCTATGTCGACAACTTTACATTCTCGCTTAATTCCGACGGCGGCTTCGATTGTGTTTGCAAATTCATAACACCAGCCCAGGCCGCGATGGATGTACCTATGGAAATTGCGACACCTGGCCCCGGATGCCCTCAAAAAGGCTCAGACGACACCGAGTCCGAACAGAAGAACACCAACGCAATTCAGTTAGTCAAGTCTGCTATGTTCCCGTTCACCTTCGAGAAGCTAAACAACGGTCGATACCGTAAAAGCGACGAGGAAGACAACTCAGCCAGTGAATTCATGAAAGTTATTGAGCTTACCGCCCGAGGCGCCTCAGCGGCCGAAGTCGAAGCACAACTTCGCGTAGCGACCGGTGGATACAAGGCCAACATCTTCCGCGTTAAGCTTGAGCGTGAATTAACTGACGATGACGATGCACCGTGGTGGTCAGGCATAGCGGCGTTCTTTGGCAATACAGCAATAGACACCGACACATATTATTTTCCATGGTACTGGGTTGAAAGGTCCCTTATCAATTCTGCTATTTTTCCTATAAATGAAGAGTCAACTGACTCAGGGCTATCGAATCATTCTAGCGGCAAGCCGGCGCCCGCATACTATCTTGATTCTAAAGACACCGTCCTGAAGCACGACCGCACGGTCTTTAACAGCGACATCCTGTCTGTCTGGGCTGAGGGCTATCAGCCGGGCGGCACCAAATTCGCACCCAATACTGGAAACCAGTTGCTCGACACGATTCTTGGTTCATATGAAAACAAATTCCAGTATTGGGAAAAACCGCCGCTCTGGAATGGCCACATGACACGTTTATATGTGTCTCACATGCTACTATTACAATGCCTTCGCGAGTCTGAAAAACTCAGCGATTTCATGGACAAGATACTATCGGCTATTAACCGAGCCATGGGAGGACAATGGGACCTGCAAATGGTCGCTCATCCAGAGGATTCCAGACGACTAATGATTATAGATGCCAATGACATGGCTCCTGAGCAGGGCCTTGAATCAACAGAGCTCAACCTTTTCGGCGTTAACAGTATTGCTCGTTCGGTGACCTTAGATACCAATATCCCGAATGGCATCAAGGCACAACTTCTTTATGGTGCAAACAGTGACGGCACGGGCCAGTCTGATTTTGAAGCTGCTGAATTTAGATTTCAACCCGGCGTAGACCAGCTTACACCTACTAAAATGAAGCAGCAGACACCGATTTGCGAGGGCAGGGAAGGCGGTACCACTAAGGACGACTCCGCGAGCAACCTTCTCGACGCCATCAGCGAATTCTTCGGCGCAATAACTGCTGATACACAACAAGCAGTTAAAGCGTCAAGAAACGCCGTCTATCCGGACCTCAGCAAGGAAAATAACGACGGTTCTGCCGTTCTGATTCCGCTTCAATTCAGCTTTGAAACTGATGGCATCGAAGGAATTCCATATGGAGCTCTTATCCAGGGCAACTATATTCCTGCGCAGTACAAAGAGTACTGTGATTTCATGGTCACAGGTGTCGGCCACTCTGTCAGCGCTGACGGCTGGACTACTAAAGTAGAAACTATCATGAGGAGAAAGTGATGGGCCGATTTAAGAATGCGCCATCAAAGCTGGCTAAGAAAGCTCAGTTCGCATATACGTCTGGTGGTGAATTTAGACTAAAGCGCCTGGTCAATCAGACGGCCAGTGATATTCAATTCCGCATTGGTGAAGAGTACATCGGCCCTTATTTTTTACTAAGCGGCACCTATTACGCGGGCGACAAGATAGATGCAGACACAAACCATGTTCTGGCTCCTTATTCAACGCCAGCTGAAGTCTTGAAATATCAAGCCCGGTATCCTAGGTTTCAAGACCAGTTGCTGACACCTAAAAATTACACGCCTGTTATCAAGCCAAACATCAAGCAAATCCAGCGTGTCTTCATCCACGACATCCTGACAGGCTCGGTTGCCGAAATAGAACCTCGCCGAGCAAAATACTATGAGAAAGTCGACCAAAAACCTCTCAGATCTAGATACAAGGTCTACTCATTTAAGTGGACGGTTGCTGGTGCCGATGCTGAAATTGAAAACGCCAAAACCTTGATATCCCTGCGGTTGCCACCTGAAATACAGCAATATCTAGATCCGCAAAATTTTAGCTAAAAACTTTTTTGTTTCAACTCTTTTTATTACATT